TTCGTCCATGTAAACGCCGTTAAAGCCCATACCCCGCATGGCGTCAGCGTTGTCTGCCCCGAACAGCATGATCTTTGCGCCGTTCACCAGCTCCACCATCAGGTCGGCTTCGTTTGTGGCTTTGGTTACTGGTGCGGCGTAATGCTTGAGGTAATCCCATGCCACCCGCTTGGCTTGGCTTCTGAATGGGGCTATGTAGGCATATTGTGCGCCCCGACCGCTTTCGGTAATGGCTCGTTTGATCAGGTCGTTGATTGCCGCTACGGTCTTTCCGGCTCTACGGTGGGCAAGTAGGCATGACCATCTCTCTGTCCTCAAGTGAAACGGCATAAAAGCCGCCCTTGGGTGGTAAGGAATGATTACTTCACGCCGCCCCATGTCACCACCATTTCTACCGGCCCATCATCCTTGCCGGTGATCTCTGTCCTTGCCAACTTGGGTACATGGTATTCAACCACTGATTGGAATAGCTCAAACGCTTTAGCAGGGTTAGGTTTGATGTCATGCTCAGGAACGCCCATAGCGACCTCATCAAGCCACTGTGCAAGTCGGTGGGCATTACCATCCACAAACATCGCTATGGCCTCTCTAGCCTGTGCTGTGACCTTATTAGGCACACCCGCAACTCGACCACCAGCCTTCTTTCTAGTTTTAACTACTTTAGTTACATTGTTCATAATAAAGCATTACGTTACTCTGTTGGGACAGGGTATCTTAACTCTTGCGGGCTTGCAAATGGGCTTTGACCTGAGCCAATGCGTTTTTGGGCATAGTCCTGTGCTTTTTTGTATATCTCCGGCGTTGGCTCTAGCCCCATTTTTAACAAGTCAATTTCCTGTTTATTTAGGGTCGGCACTAACAATGGGTGTGACACCAACTTGCCGTCTTGTTCGTAGGCGCTCGAAAACTCGGTCATTGCCCCGCCTTGGTTTACAGGTATCTCACCAAAGAAACCTTTGCCCTTTAATGAACCCTCTGTCATGTTTTGACCAGATTCCAAATACCTTGCGCCAGACAAGCCAGGCTCACGGCTAAGGGCTTGGGCTAACAAACTGTAATCAGGCATCTGCTACCTCTTTCATTTTGATCAGGCCGTTAAGCATTCTGCTCTTGGTGTTATGCCATTGCTTGCTAAAGTCGCAATCCTGATAGTGCTCAAACTCAGGTATGCCCAGCGTGTAATGGGCAATTCTGGCGTTCTTATTGTCTTGCTCGCCAATCAATACGTTCCATTCTTTCGGTAACTCACCGATAAGTGAATCGGGCAACCAACCGAAACGGTGCAAATCTGAGCCGCTGTGGTCGTCCACAAAGTCAGGTGTCAGCACTCGGTTTCTTGGGTGGTCACAATTCCACAGAATTAGGCTTGACCAGTTCTTTCTAGGGTAATCCCTGTTTGCCGCTTCCATTGGTGTGCCAATATATTTCCTTGGGTGCTTGGTTTGGTACTCATGCTTAACCACTTGCACCGCCTTGGTTGGGTCAAACAACTTGGCAAGGTCATCAATGTTGGACAGCATTAGCATATCGCTTGCGTCCAAGAATATTGCCTTGCCGGTGAACTTGGTGAAGTAGGGTACTAAAAACCGCTGATAGGTAAATGCATTTGTGCCGTCCCGCTGTGTACCGTATAACGGTGTTATGGCAACCGGCTCGCTGGTGCGCTCAATCAGGCTCTGGCAAAACACATGGTAGCCAACAGCCTCCCGAGGGTCGTAGCCAGCAAATACCCTGATCATTTTAATGACAGTAGATAGATTGTGCTGTCAACCAGTGCGGCAATCTCATCCACAATGTTTTGTAAATGGCTGTCGTCTGGCAAAGCATCACGGTTTTTTTCTATGTAGGTTTTGATGCTGTCAAGGTACTTTTGCGGGTCTTTGGCGTTGTGAAAATTTTCAGGGAAATCCTTAATCTTTTCGTAACAGCCAGAATACGCTTCTGCGTAGTTGTCAGCCAAGTCAACAATGGCAGGGTAGTATTTACCCAAAGCCTTGTGTACGGCGTATGAATCGGTGCTCAGGTGCATGAAATGCGTTACCGTGGAGCTGTGAAACAGCGTGGAAATAAAGTCGGCTACGTCTTTTTTCATGGTCATCCTTAAAGGTTGTTAGTGGCTTCCATAAAGCAGGATTTGGGCGCAATTCAACAACAAAAAACTCCCACCGGAGCTAAACCGCTTTCCACCAACACGGCTGGAGACTGGTTGAATTCACCAGCTTAAAGTGACAATCTCCATGCGTCTTGGCAAAAAAAGCAGGGGTCAATGCCCCTGCAAAGAAGACAACTGCGGCTCAATTGTAAACGCTGGAATGGGTACGTCAACAGGCCATAGCCCTTGAATGTACAGTTTTTTTACGGTGGCAATGTGTGCTTGTTCCCACATTTCTTGGCGCTCCTCTTTGCTCATGTCTTTGCCTTGGTCAATCTCGTAATGGCATTTCAAGCACAGCGCAGCCACTAGATTATCGTCAGCCTTAACGCCCCGACCCTTACCACCACCCCAATTTGTGTGCGCTGCCTGCACCATGTTGCCTGACCCGCAGGCTTGGCAATCAAGACCCGCTACCAGTTTAAGTAACTTTTTTGACCTTACATATTGATGTTTTTGGAACATGGATACACTTCTTTTTAGTTGCCGTTTTAAATGCTTGCGGTGATTATTTTGGGTCGGCCTTGTGCCGATCCTTTTTTTATTCCTCTAGCGCCCGAAACTTTACGCCTTGCTGTGCGCCAAACATGGATGACAGCTCAATCAGCTCGGCCATTTCTGCCACGCTCATTTTGCTTGTCCTTGCGCCAATGACCACAAACCCGCCCTCAATGCCTGGCACGATCTTTTGTTTTTTCAATGCGGCAGTTAACACATCTTTCCATTCTTCCTTGGGTAGCTTTTGACCGTACCAAACCACTTGTTGGGCAATGTCCTCAAGGTTTGCCCACATTAGCCGGTTTTGCTCAAGGCTTCTCACTTGTAATCCTGTTCAGCCATTTGGCAAAAAATAGAACATTCAATGTTCTGCTCACTTGGATAATGCCCGTCTGTAGGTTTTAATTCATCCAAATAACGGTCTTTAAATACCGTTTGCTTTTTAAATCGTTCAAGTTTTGCCATGCGATCAAAGTGGTTAGGAAAATCTACCTTAATTTTGTTCCAATACCCCATGCCGCCTTTGACACACCCGATGCAATTGTTGTTGTTATATCCAAGGCGATACATTGCAGGCAATTCAATATTGGCGTTTTCAAGCATAGCCAAACAATCTTCTTTGGAAAGCCCTTTGTCAATTAAAGGAGTCCAAATATTTACATCATTGTTGGCATCAATAAACCTATCAAGCCGCGCCTGTTCTTCTGCCGTATAACCAAACACTTGTCTGTCAGTTTTTTCCTCAAACCTTTGGCGAACCTGTTTTTTTAATGCTCTAGTGCATGGTGCGCCTTTAGGTGTGCGAATGTAGTTTTTTTCAAACACCTTGTAAATTGACCCCTGATAGAAATCATTTCTCAAAATTATTATTTCTTGACCAAACCAAATTTCACAATCTTTCAAAAACCGCTTGTTGTCAAGATGTTCCTCTGCCACTTCTGTGTAAGCAATGATTAAAGGTAATTTGCCATTATTTTCAGCAATTGCCAATTTTGTGGCTACTGCGCTTGCCGCCCCGCAACTAAACCAACAAACAATTCTCATTTGATCACCCCAATCATTCTTAAAGCCGCATCAGGGCTGTCTACAACCGCCAATGCGCCGCCTTTCCAGTTTCCATGCCACCTTAGCTGGTCTTTGTTTAAAAGTCGCGCAGACGGCGCTTTAAAGCCGTCCTTAATCTCCATAAGCAGGGTTTGGCCTTTATAGCCCACCAGCAAATCAGGTACACCCTTGCCAACACCAGCCAAAGACTGCACCGAAGCGCCAGCCGTTCGTAACGCCGTGACCACCGCCTCTTGATTTGCATCAATTTTTGCCGCTCTCATCGTTCATTCTCCTGCGTAAGTCGTCAGCTTCATCTTTGCCTCGGCGTTTTTCAATATCGTCAATCGTTTTTTGCCACCAAGCGTAGGCTTCTCTTTTGCCAACCGCCTTGATTTTCGTTTTGTAGCGCCTGATCCAATCCCTTGCTTCCATTGTCCGCAAAGTCTCCAGTATCTCTAAGCGCTGTTCGAATGACTGATTGGCTAAATTGTTCGCCGTCTTTAAGTCGGCTAAGGATTGAATTGGCAATTTTTCTGTGTTCATTGTTCATGCCAGTTCCAAAATTCTTTTAGGATAAGGTTTAAGTAAATGACTTATTGCTTGCAAATGTGTTTTTTGTGTAGTTTTGTTGCCTCTAAAAACAAAATATCTACCTTTGCTGTGTTGTTTAATTTTTTGTACTGTTGGAAAGTGTTTTTTGATGTTTTCTAATTGAGTGTTGCCACAAACAGCCCTAATGCTTCTTGAAGTCCAAATTTTGCCGTTAATCAACCAACCATCACGATCTAGTTTTCGGCTTTTGACATTTGGATTTCCATCACGCATTGAGCCAACATAGTGAAATCCGCAAGCCTGATAAATTGTTCCGAATTCGCCCGCAGCTTCATCAATGGTTGATGTGACAATTTCATATTTTTCGGGCAACATTTTCATGCTTTGACGTATTAATTTGCTGGCGCTATGTGGGTGCGCCCAATGCACACAAGCTCCACGGCTTAACAAAATCATCTTTCCCTCAAATCCATATTTGCTCCAATCTGCGCCAGCCAAACCCTTTTCTCGCGTGATTTTTCCAAGATTTTCAGAATACTCAGGGCCATAGCAAACAACGCCAGCACAATAATTTTCAAAAAAAATGCCATAACAATGCCAAACCACCGCAGGCATACAACCAAGCCATTCGTAATCTTTTATGATTTTTTCAGCCATTTTGTATGAAACTTCACGCACTTCGGCTTTTTTTATGTCGACATTGATTTCTTGCCACCAATTACCCAAAAGGTCAGCATCAGAATTTTCTTGCCGCCTTTTTTCCCTAATTTGCTTTTGCCAAGCAACAGAATTATCAAGTAAAAGATTCATCAAAATTGCTCTCCAACGTCATGC